TTAACTGCATTTTCAGCACCACGCTTTGTCAAGGCCCACTTGTTTTTGTTAAATCCTTCGTGGAATGCAACACCTTTTATTTCCATAATAGTATTACCTGTTGAGGCTTCAACGGTGGCTGAAATAGTATCAATGCTAATATCCATTGTGACATTTACAGGCTGACAGGAACCTGCAATCATTTCTTCACCAATGGGACATTCACCGGCCATAGCCTTCTTGTCTTTGTCATCGTGGTAGGAAGCATCTTCTTTCTTAGGAATGTCTTTACCCTTATTTTTACTCATGTACTCTTCATGATTTTTTCCGGGCATGAATACTTTTTGTCCGTCTTCGTCATGGGAATGAATACCATCTAAGCCCATTTCTTTTGCTCGGCCCATAGCCTCTGCGGGATTATCATAAACATCTTTGCGAATCATTTTGGCTTCAACGGCTTCGGTGCAACCGCAACCACAGTCTTCTTCTGCTTGACCACAACCTTCTTCGGCTTCAATAATTTGTGGTTCAGTTTCCGACCAAATATCAAACCATAGAGGATAGTCTTTGTTATCATCTTCGTCGGTTTCGCTTGCTTCAACACGATTACTGCTACGCCACTGTCGGCATGACCAATAGCCGGGTGTAGTGCGGTCTTTCTTGTTGGCGCAATCGTGACGGTCACGGAACGCCTTTCGTCGCTTAGGGTCGTCACGCTTAATTTCCATGTTAGGGTCGCCAAAGCGTACAATAACGACTGTACCACTTGAGTTTTGCACATAAACTGCAAATTTCTTTTTGCCGCCTTGTGTACGGAATGGTTTGTTAAGTGTTACCTTTTTGCCTTGATATTCGGCGGCTTCAATTAACAATTCACCTTCGCCAACATCGGACATAGGCTAAGGACATATAGACTGTCTTTTAATTCATTCGCCATATTTGTTGTTTATGGTTAAGAATTTCAAGATATAATTTTTCACTCATAATATCTTTAACATTATCATAAGAATATACCGGAGAATAACCAAGATTACTTACAACCTTAGCAAGATGGTGCATTTGTGAATCTTCTATTGGGTTAAGAATAGTTATTTTTGGTTTAAGAGAAAGGTGTTTGTTTCTTTCGGACAACAAAAAAGAATGACAGCCATTTTTTCTATACTGTGGTAATATGTATGTATTGCCTACAAAATAAAATAACCCCATGTTTAAGGAGCCGGTATAACCAATTCTTTTATTGTCGTTGTAAAGAACCCAATAATTCATTAACTCAAATATTTCGGGATAACCTTTTTCTGTTGAAGTTTCAAAGGGATAAGGCCATATTTGGCTTAATAGTCCGTGTTTCTCAACGCGCATCATTTACCTATTCCTCTTTTTTGGGTAATTTAAATGCGGCTTTTCCTTCGGCAACAAGTTTAATCTTGGCTCGTCGTTCTTCGGCATCCATAGTGTGCTTGTGTTCTTGGGCTTTAAGGGCCATTTGTCGCTCAATAGTGGCTCTTTCTTCCATAACACGAGTTTGGGATTCAATGACTGATGGGTGCAATTCTGTTTCAATTTGTTGCTCCTGCTTCCACAATTCAAGCATTGTAGCAAAAGCAGGTTGGGCGGTAGTGCCGATAATAGCGAGAAGTGCAACAAACTCACCAATGTTGTTAAGAACGACTTCGGGTTTAAGAATACCCATACCAACGACTGCGGCGGAAGATAAGAGCCATAGATAAACTGCGGGAAGTGCAGTCCACTTTACCATGCGGTCATTCACAGAATCTTTATTGTTTCTCATATTATTCACCTTGTTGATTTGTTCGGGGTAATTCGCCCATTGTTGGTTTTGACGATTTTTCTATGCGGTCATCACCTTGACTTTCGGGTTGCATACCCACTATGTCAAGTGATTGATTAAGGGTTAGTATTCCTGCTTGATAACCTAAGACTGACCGCTTCATAGATTCCATAGGGGATTCTTCTGCAATAGGTTCAAAGATAAACTCCGGCAAGTCTTTCATTTGGTGTGGAATACCAAGCAATTCTAATTGTTTAGAAAATAATTGTATAATACCTTGCTTTACAATAGATTGTAGGCGACTTATAGCAGTGTTAGCCCACATATTTGCATTGTATGTAGCGGCAAAGGTTGAACCTTTTTCTTGTCCTGCGGCCACACGAGGTACATGGAGTACGGCGGCTACATTTGCGCCCACCATATCAAGGAATGCGCTATTATCGGGAATGGTGTTATTCAAATCAACATGGTGCAAGGAAACATACGATGGTAGGATAGGCATTTGGTCGCCCCGTAGTCCTTCAAACAATTTTACGACTTCATCCATAATAATACCCAAACGCTCGGCTTGTTCATCGGGGTCTGTAATGTGTTCAATGGCTGACTTGTCAATTGTAATAAATTGTTTTGTCATGCTATCTTCAAGGGCTATGCGGTTGTTCATAGTGTTGTATTTGACACGCACGACTTGTTCAAGTGAGGAAAAACGGGATTGACCCCACACACCATAGGTTTGTCGTAGTTTTGTGTCTTCATACCAATTACTACGGAAGTCTGTTCGGAAGTGGATAATTTCACTACGAGGGAATACCATAGTGTCAATACCATTTTCACGGAGAATGTAAAAGTCGTTTGTCATAATTGGGCTGTTTTCATCGGCGGTAAACGGAAGACCATTAGCCCCTCGGTTATCAACAATGGTGATTTGGCGAATTGGTAGGCTTTGAATGTTAGTGATTCCAACACCTGTGCGACCTACAAGTTTGTTAATGTCGTTGCCGTACACTTGTAGGTTTCGTAGGGTATTGATAAGAAAGTCATCAAAATCAACCTTTTCAACCATCATCATAATAGCGTTGCGTATGGCGTTGTTTTTGGCTTTTGTATAGTCAATACGGTAATTGTTAGCCGTAAGCGATACAGAGCGCACTGCACCATTTAATTCGGGGTCTAACTTGACCATGTTATCATACAAGTCAAATTTGTTCACAAAGTTTGTGTCGCTTTGGAATTTTTCGGTATCTTCAAAAATGTTAGGTAAACCTGCGGCTACACTAAGGGTTACATTTGACCCTACTCGTTGTACCGGCCTTTCGTCGGCGGTTGCGTTTCGCTTGAACCTATCAAAGATACCCATGTCTTAACGCAGATGTTGTATGTTTTATCAATGTAGCGAATTATTTCTTTTTATTCTTTCAATTTTCACAAAAAGAATTAAATTAAGAGCAGTATTGCGTTTTTTGCTAATTCTTTTATTGTTTCTAAGGTGGGTAAGAAAAAGAAGTTATTATAATAAACAGTTAAGCCCCCATTACATACCTATGAAAGAAAAAAAGAATTGGTTGTTTGTTGGAGCAGTCACGCGTTTATTTCTTTTTGTTAGGTACATAATCAACAAAAAGATAAACCTTCATAAAGGGTTCATGTGTGGATTAGTTTATGAGAAGCACACCGGAATACGGTTATGACACAATATCGGAGCATTTTGATGATTCTTTGTCAGTCTTGGCTAATGCAAGAAAACTTTATGCGATAGATGATAAGAAAAGCGTTAAGGGTTGGGAAATGTCAATTTATCGTTGGAAAAGAGGCGACCATAAAAGGTAAATAAAAAAGAGGTAAAGGTTGAAAACGAGTTAAATTCTGTCAATACTTCCTATCATTATGATTCTGTAAATGACATTTACTACACATATTTGTCTATTGCTGACCAAATGGTATCTGTTGAAGGTGACAAACACCGAGGTATGAAAGAAGCGTACTCAAATATGGTAGGAAAACCGGCATCAATGAATGAAATTTGCCGAGACTTTGGTATTCCTCGTGCTTGGTTTGATGAGTACCGACGACGACACGGATGGACACACGATATGTCACCGTACACCGATGAAGAAATTGCTACCACTGATGTTGACCAATTGGTACAAGATTTAATTTTACGAAACAAACACAGTCTTCACAAGAAATATGAGCGTCGTAAGTGGAAAAATCTTGAAGAGTCGGCTGAAAAGTATGAAATGTTCAATACTTATGTGTTAAATGAGTTTAAACAATTAGTCGGAGAAGCAAAAACTAATGCCCCTAAACTAAGTATGATTGAAGATGAAAGCGAATACTCTCTTGTTATTAGCCCTACTGATTTCCATTGGGGCAAGTATGGGTGGATTGATGAAGTCGGAGAAACATATGACTTTGAAGAGGCTCGTAAAAGATTGATGGAAAAAACAGAAGAATTGATTTGCCGCCTTCCATCCCGACCGGAGCAAATTATTTTGGCTACGGGTAGCGATTGGTTCCATGTTGATACCGACGCAGGTACTACTACAAAGGGTACACCACAAGATATGTGCGGTTCACCTGCTGAAATCTTGATGACGGGGTGCAAATTAGCAAGAGAACATATTGATTTGCTACGACAAGTCGCTCCTGTTAAGGTAGTATTTATGCCGGGTAATCACGATAGAATGTCGGCTATTTCTTTAATGATGTACTTATCAGCAGTTTATGAAGAAGCAGAAGATTGCGAAGTGGTTGTTAGTCCATCTACGAGACAATATGTTCACTACGGTAATAATCTTCTTGGTTTTATTCATGGTGACGGTGCTAAAAACCTTGAAGAGTTAATGTCATGCGAACAAAGAGAGTTATGGGGTAAATGCGAGCATCATGCTTGGTTCCACGGACATTTGCATCATCGTAAGGTTTTGGAAAGCAAGGGTTGTTTGATTATCCAATTACCAAGCCTTGCAGGTCATGATAGATACCATGCACGACAAGGATATACAACAAGTCAAGCAGGGTTAGCGGCTCATTTAATTGACAAAGAGAAAGGACTTATTGCTACATACTTTGCGCCCGTGGAGGGTCAGCATTGAACCCACAAGTCAAAAAATTTAGAGAATGTCAAAACTGCGGCCATAGATGTTATTCAAGATATACTTCCCATAAAAAATGGTGTAAAAAAGAAAAGAAAATGGTTTACTGCGGTTGTTTGAGGGTGATTAGAGATGAAGCGTGAAAGTGTAGTGTGTGACGATTGCGGTTGGGCAAGTAAAGGTCTTTCTCAAGAAAAGGCTTTTACGAGAATCTGTCCTTACTGTGGTATGCGCTCTCTGCGTCCGTGGTAAATATGACTGTAAAAATAAATGTGTTTTGGACTTTCCCAATAAATATGTATGTGATGCCTAATGAGTCGGATAAAGCAAGCGTTGGCCTTTGAACGGGCAAGAAATGATGTTTCGTACTTTTACCGTTGGCTTGGTTATTCTTGGGGCGACCACATAGGCGAATGGATGAAAATTTATAGTGATAGGAAAGGTAGCCATGTTCACCGCGTTTGTATTATTGCTCCGAGAAGTCATTCAAAAAGTACGACGCTCGGTGTAAAACTATTGCACATGTGCTTATTTCAAAAGTTTAACGGTAAACCTATGGACATTTGGTTGTTTTCAGCAAGCCAAGATACGGCAGTAAGGCGATTGGCTGAAATTAGAAAGGATTTGACAACACACAAAGAGTTGGCTCGGTACATTGACCCCAAGAAAGGTGGTAAGCGAGAGTTATGGTTAAACAATGGAGCAGTCATTCGTTGTTCCTCTGTTGGCTCTGCAATTCGTGGCGACCATCCGGCGGTTGTTGCACTTGATGATGTATTGCTTGACGCAAAAAAAGAATTGAATAATGAACAATTGAGACATTGGTTGCGTAAGGTTGTGATGCCGATGCTTGACCCCGGCGCATTTTTGTATTGTGTTGGTACTCCAATGAGCATGGCTGATTTGTACCACACTGAAATGCTTGAAAACCCGGAATGGAAAACGGGAGTTTGGTCGGCTATTCCTAATTGGGATGAAGATAAACATGAGCCGGAAAAGTTAGAAGCGTTATGGCCGGAGTTTAGACCGATTGATTTTCTTTTAGAGCAAAAGAAAGTTACAGGTGACTTAGAGTTTGCACAAGAGTTTTTGTGTAAAGTTATTGATGATGAAGCGGCAGTGTACCCTCGTAAGTTTACACGAGCCAATATGGACTTAGAACAAGTGTTTGACAAAGAAAAGCGTGAAGGTTGCCGATATGTGGTTGGGTTTGACCCATCACAAGGATTAGGTAAGGATTATTCCGTATTAGTTTTGGTTAGACAAGAATCCGATGGTTCGTTGGTAGTAGCGAATGTATGGAGAAGAAATGATTTTTCCCCCGATAGACAGGCTGACATGATAGGCGAGTGGTGTAAAAAGTATAGCGCACCTTTAGCGGCAGAAGATGTAGGGTTTCAACGACTGTTCAAGAGTTTACTTGAGGCTAAAGGTATCAATGTTGAATATCGTGAAAGTCGGGTAAGCAATAAGGGTCTAAAGCAAGGATTGTTGAATCGGTTGAGGGTTTGGTTTGAACGAGGCAAAATTCAATTCCCATACGGTAGTGACGGCACACGAAGGGTCATCAATGAGATGCTTGAAGAATTGGAAAGCCATGCGTGGAAATCCGGCGATATTGTAGATACGGGCAAACACAACGATTTGGTCATGGCGTTGGCTCATGCGATTGACCAATTCAGCCATCAAAATTCGGGCGTAGCATGGGAAGCAAGAACGATGGGAAGCAGTGATTGGTTCGGCGGCAAGAAAAAAAGTCGTGGAGCAAGCAAAATGTTCCGAAGTGTTAGGCGACGATGAATATAAAGTTGCTTTTTCAAAAATTTTATCGCGAATTTTGAACGGTACTAAGCACTGCCGTTGTGGGTGGCGGGTCGGATTTTTGGAGGCGAACATGTTCGTATTGCCCTGTACGGCCCTCTAAGCACCCCTAAAACGCCGTTGTTGGGGTCGGTGGTACATCGGAGCCTTTTTTGTAAACAACGCAGAGAGAGCGTGCTTAAACGGTATTTTTAGGGGTGTTCTGTGGTGGTGGGGTGGTCGGTTTTTGGTGGGTGGGAATTTTGAAATTAAAAAAGGCCCCCACCGATTCCGAAGAACCGATGAGGGCGATGTTCAATTTAGTGGTCTAAACTGGGGTTGCGTCTATCGTTTAGAGGGTGTCCTCAAAGTTCGCCGTGGTGCATGGTTTCAAGCACGAGGCCAAACCTGTCCTCCTTGTTTGTTGCATTGACGCACTCGTACCATGCGGGCTTGAGCATGGCCTTGACCTTCACGGTTCGTCCTTCCATTTGCTTACGGATTGTGACCGGACGGGCCATCAATGTCTTGAGCGCATCCGAGGCGGTCATGAGTCCTTGGGAGGCAAGCATCAAGTGATTGAATGCCGTCTTTGGAAGGATGAAGGACTTCATCAAAAGGCGGTGTCCTCCGACCATCTTCAAGCCCTCTTCATTGGACTCAACAAAGGGCAGGTGGGCGGTGTTGGAATTGTACCCAAGGCTTGACTTGGATGCACCGCAGGACGGGCAACCCTTGACGGTTTGTTGAACGCCGTATGCCTTTTGACAAGCGGGGCAGTAGCGTTGAGTTGGGAACACCGATGAACGGAACCAATGAATCAAGGTGTGAACATTGACGGTCAAGTGGCTCTCTTCACTGTAATTCTCAAGGGTAGCGGTTCTCAAGGTGTGGCTTGATGTGTCAATGAATGACTCCCCGTCAAGGTTGGCTTTCATGGAGGTGAATGACTCTCTCAACATTGCATGGTTCTCAATCTCAAAGTAACGAACAGGCGAGCCAACTTCAAGGTTGAATGCGGCGGCGGCGACTGATGGAGTGAGTCGCATTCCTTCCGGTACTTCTTCAACGGCTTGGCCGGTCTTCATCTTCATCAAGTGCATGGCTTCCTCCTGCTTTGCTATGGTCAATTGGTTCCACTCTTGGAAGGCAACATAAGCGGCGGCGGCTCGCTGAAACTTCTTGGCTCCCTTTGTCTTTCCTTTGAGCAATTGCGCCACTATTGGACTGCTCATGAGGATGCGTTGTGGTGGTTGTCCATCGTTGAAGTAAACGGACAGGTGAGAACATCCGTTGACGGTCAAATCAAAGGAGGTAATTTTCTTTTGATTGATGCCCATGAATTTCGCCATTCGTCCGAGTTCGGTATGCTTGACGGCTTCCTTCTTGAAGGTGTAATTTGCCGCCTTCCTTGTGTTTCGTAGGGTGTTGGTGTTGAAGACATATCCTTCTTCCGTAGTAAGGAAGTTGAGCAATGCTTCAACCATTGCCGCTATGATGCTCACTCGCACCTTTTCATTGTCTCCTTCCGCATCACTGCCGAAGGGTTGTTCTGTCCCGTTAGGGGTTAGGGTTTCGGTTCTGTCTCCCATGAATCCAATTATGCGGCTTCCCCATATAAAGGGTTCAAGGGGTGTATTCAGTGGGTCGTTTAAGCGGTTTTTGGGCTATTTAGGCGGATTTGCGACCTGTTCGCATGAATCGCGACCTTCGTTTTTTGGCTAATTTCGGGGTTTTTTTTGCTGATTTCGGGCGACCTAACAATTTTGAAGCAAGTATGATGCACGACACCGAAGGGTATATATTCATTTTAATATCGGCCCTCTTAGCAGCCTCGCAGTACAGCGTTTAGGGCTGAACCCTATCATGAACGGTGTTTTTTTTGCACCAACATTTTTTTTGAATCGCGGAGGGGGTCGGTGTATTTTTTACACCTATCATGAACGGGTTGTTTTTGACCCTATCATGAACGGTTTACTTTTTACACCGAGTTTAATTTTGAAACCAAGTGCGGAAAGTAAATCCCATTTAGTCGCGACTAAAATCAAAGGTTGTGATTTTTTTTAGTCGGACTTTTTAGTCGGAAAAAAAAAGATTTAGTCGGAAATGTTACCGAAAAAAAAAGCATTTTTTTAGTCGGAGTTACCGAAATTTAGTCGGAGGCATCCACCCCCCGCCGAGGCGGGAGGCGGTGCGTTGTTCAAGATTGTGTTCAATCCTGTGTTGGTGTAAATTGATTGGGTGGTGTTCAA